ATGCTTAACCTCAAATCGACAATTGCAGTCGTCACCATTCTTTTGTGTACCACAGCCCAAGCTCAAACGAATAACGTAAAAACCTTGCAAAAGCAGTTAAGGCTATGGCAACCAATTGAAATTAATGAAAGTAATAATATCGTCACTGTCGTTTTGGACACAAACCAAGTTACATCTGAAATTTATGATGCGGTCATTAGTTCAGGTGTTTGTATGGATGTTTGGACAAAAGACGTACCCAATTCCTACATGAAAACGACTAAAGAATTGCAAATACTGAATAAACATAAGGCGTTTGGTTATGTGCTCGAAAATCCTCTCGCAACCTGTAACGAGATGGGTAAAGAGCCGGACGACAAAGCTAAAGTGGTGATGCTCTCAAAAACGCATATGTTTGGAATGCCAAAGTTAAAATAAACAAAACCCCGCAATCGCGGGGTTTTTTATTTTGGTTACATCCACATGGTTTGTTGGCCTGATGGCAACGGATGAGGCCTGACGGCATTAACCTCACCCGGCTTAACAATGTAACGTTGTACCGACTCATAAGTGATAAACGTCGCACTACAATTCACGTTCTGACACTGATGATAACGCTCTTTTGTCGTATCGGTCATGTAACGACTAGTGCGTGCATGAGCGGCATGTTGGCATAACGGACAATGAAACATATTAAGCACCTCGACGGTTTGGCTGATGCGTTAATTTTATCCAATAAATCCTTATATAACAAATAGATATGTGTTTTATTTATTCATCACTTTCTTCACTGTACTCCACATCAGAAAGCTTAACCTCAAGCTCTAAGCCCGTCGTGTAGCCATTATTATTCAGATTGTGAGTTACCTTACTGATTAGCCATGACTGCTCATCTATGACGCGCTTAAAGCCTGACACGCGCACCGGCGTCTCAGGGAATAAATCAGCCCGACCGAGCGCCAGCGTAATTGAAAACTCAGCAACACCTCGCTGCAGCTTATCCCACTTAGCCTGAGCGGCGCGCATCGCCTGCGCTTTTGATGCGTAGACCGTCGTCAGCGCCAGCACGTTATCGGCCTCACCGGCCATATACTCACCCTCGCGGGCTTCCTGCTCTTTTTTGGCCTTTGTCTTTTTGCTGACCGGCTTTGCTTTCGGGTGCTCCAGCGCACGCAGGTGCTTCTCTTTTGGCTTGCGCTTCAATGTCACTTTTTGCTTTTGCGGCTTCGGGTCTTTGGTGTGCAACCATTTCGCGGTTACGCCGGTGTATGCCCCCCGGTCGGCAATGGCAAACTGATGACGGTCACCATCGCTGCGGGTCAGCGTCATTTGTGGGACGGGCTTACCACTGGCCGTCACCGCGCTACCGGCTTTCAGAAACAGTAATTTCCCCGCTTTCACTGACACTGCCGCCCCGTTGCGGTCGGCCAGCCTTGTCAGAAATACCGCGTCGGATTCCTGCGACTGGTCGATATGCGGTACCGGGATTTTTTTCAGCGGCTCCGCGACACTGGCCGTCAGTTTGTTACGCTTTGCGATGGTGCTGACCAGCTCGCCGAGGGTGGTATCGTGCCAGGATTCCTCACGCCGTGAATTGAGCGTTCCGCGAAAGTCTGCGCTACGCGCCCGGATGGTCAGGGTATCTGGCGCCCCTCGGTGCTCAATCTCATCGACCGTGAAATCGCCTTTATTCAGCAATGCCGAACCCTCCCAGCCAAGCCACAACGTCAGCACCGCCCCGCGCAGGGGTAACTCGACTTTGCCGTCAGTATCGTCGAGCTCGATGTCGAGCTGGTCGGCCTCAAATCCCCGATTGTCTGTCATGGTGAGAGATATCAGTCGGTCGCTAAAATTGCTGGTAATGTCCTGACTGTTCAGCGTCAGCATAAATGCCGGTGCGAGACTGGTACCGGCATCAATGGTCATGCCCGTCATCATACGGCCAGCCCTCCGAGTGTACCCTGCAACTTATCGGCCAGATTACCGGCAGAGCCGAGAAGCTCACCAGCCTGTTTATTCAGGTCGCCAAACATTGCCGTCAGTGACTCATCGACCCGCTTCAGTGAAAGCGTGAAATCAATCTTTCTGGCCGCACCATCGCTGAAAAACTCGGCGTGTGTGGTTGATACCTTGTCGACAATATACATTCCGAGGATATTGCCGGTTCCCTCAATCAGCGGCCACGCTCTGCCCTCGTCGGCCATCAACTCGACGGCCTGCAGTGAAATACGACCGCCGGTAATAGCGGGGTAAAGCTTGCCGGCAAGTTGGATCGAGGTTTCACCCTCGCCGAGAAACTGATACGCAGGCGGTTTTCCTACCCGGTCGTTAGACGCCCAGCGATAATCCTTCGAGTGCTGCATCGACTGATAAGGCAGGGTGCGGCGTTCAAATACAAACATGCCGAGAGCAAGCATCATCGTTTAATTCTCCCTTAGTCGTGGCTCATGCTGGCACGCTGACGCGCACGTTTTTCGCGCTCAATTTGTTCGAGCGTGTCGCGTAGCTGGCGGTCGAGTTGATGCCCCGGCGCGACACCGCCCGGTAGCGTAATGTTGTATTCGCTTTTGCTCTGGTCGATGTAAGAGCGTCCCGCCGGTGCGGTAACGGGCTGATAAGCCTGATATCCGCCATAGGTACTGGTCGCCGGTATGTAGGAATTCCCCTGCGTGGCGGCGTTGGTTTTGGCGGCGGTCTGGTCGAGGCTGTCCGATTCTTTGTTGATGATACCGAGCTTTTCGAGAAGCCAGTCGACACCGCTGCGTAGCTTGTTGAAAACGTTTAGCGGAGCCATCAGCGCTGAGGCCAGCGCCTGACCGAAAATAACGCCAGCATTTTTACAGCTATCGAGCGTCTCCTGCGTAGCTTTGACCGGTGCAATCAGGTCTTTAAACCATTGCCAGACGCCGCGCAGTTTCTCACCGAGACCGTCAAAAATGGGTGCCAGTGGGGCGAACATTTCCCCGACCGGCGCAAAGGCACTCATGATGCCCTCTATCACACCTGAGAAAAATGCGCTGATGGGCTCCCAATATTTACGGATAAGTAGCGCCCCGGCCACAATCGCCGCTCCGATTGCCACAATCGGCCAGGTAATAGTCCCAAGAACAGAGACAACAGCAGTACCCATTGCCGCGAGAGTTGTACCAAGAAAGCCAGCAGCAGCGATAATGGCGTTAATCCCCATGACAACCGGCCACGCAACGAGACCAATGCCGCCGATGACACCAATAAGAGCCAGCGCGCCACCGGCAACAATGCCGATGGTTTCCGCCAGCCCTTTGTTTTTCTGGATCCAGCCGTCGAGCTTTAACACGTATTTTGTGGCGGTCTGAGTGAGTTTGCGCAGAGAGCCCTCTTGCTGGTCAAAAAGGTCGATACCGACTGCCTCATAAGCAGACTGGAACTCCTTGAAGTCGCCGCCTAGGTTATCCTGCATTACCTTGACCAGTTCCTCGGTTTTACCGTCCGAGGCTTTTATCGTAGCGGTTAGTTTATCTAGTTTTCCGCTGGCCGCTGCCGTCATCAGCACACTTGCTGATTTCATAGCCTCCTCACCGAATATGGTTTTTACGTATTCAGCTTTCTGACCAGTGCCGAGCTTATTGCGTTCAAAGCTGCCCTGTATTTCTTTCAGGATGGTAAATAACGGGCGCGTATTACCTTTGCTATCCGAGGTTTTGACGCCTAACTCTTTGAGTGCATCATATGCTTTGCCTGTAGGTGCTTGTAATCTCGTAATAACAGCCGCGGAGCCCGTCCCGGCCATTGACCCTCTGATGTTATTATCATGAAGTGTGCCTGTAATCGCCGCTGCCTGCTCAAGGCTCACCCCAGCATTTTTCGCTACAGGGGCAAGGTAACTTAATGAATCACTTAACCCCTGAAAATCAGCAGTGGTTTTGTTCATCGTGGTTGAAAGAACGTCACCGATATGTGCAGCCGCGTCATTAGAGAGCTGAAAGGCAGCTTTTGTCCCCATCAATAGTTGCGCGTTTTCCTCCATTGTTTTTCTGTTTGCAAGTGACAGGTTGAGAGTCACAGGCGTCATAGCTGCTATAGCTTCGGCATCACCGCCACCTTTTGCGATAATAATCTGCGCGCTGGCGGCATCATCTGCAGAGGCGGCAGTGTTGTCGCCGAGCTGGCGCGCCTGTTTGCGTAGCGCCTGCATTTCTGGCGACTGCTTATCAACCCCGAGTACGGCCTGCAGCTCGGAATTTTTCTGCGCAAAGTCATAACCGGGCATCAGCAATTTAACCCCGGCCATCGTTCCCGCCGCTGCAATGCCGACACCTGCCGCGCCAACCGATGCAGCATTACCAGCAAGCTCCTTACCTGACTGGTATCGGGCTTTGATACGACTTAATTTCGCCTGCTGCGCACTGACGCGCGCCAGTGCCTCACGCTGGCGGTTAAGCTGCGCCGTCGTTTCGCTAATGGAGGTTTTGAGCCGACGCTCATCGGCAGACAGGGTGCGGGTATTGATACCGGCCTGCATCAGCTCTGAGCGCTGTCGCTGTACCGATGTTCGCAGGCTGTTGTATTTCGTCTGCAGCTCAGAGGCGGCACGTTTCGCCGCTTCGAGCGCCTGCGCCTGCGCGCGGGTCGGATTAGTCGTATTTTTAAACTGCACGGCCAGCTCACCGGCTTCGCGTTTGGCTTTTTCAAGTGACTGACTGGTCACGGCCAGTTGCGCACTGGCCTTGCGAAAGCCGTCGATTTTCGACGCCTGCGCGTTCAGGGTGCGCAGGTCTTTTTGGGTATCGCGAATATCGCCCGACAGGGTTTTACTTGCCGTCTGGATAGATTTTAGCGGTCGGGTCGCCTGATCCACCGCTTTCAGCAATACCTCAATTCTCAGGTTATTACTCATTGTGGTTTCCGCTGCGCAGTAGCGCCTTTTCGCGCCATGTGATGAGCTCGGTCAGACTCAGGGAATAGAGTTCTGATGGCGGCCAGTGGAAAATCACTGCGATATCCGCCATCAGGTCATCGGTCGACAGGTCGGGCGGAAAATCTATCCCACCGAAGCCGGTGACAAAAAACCAATCACCTTGCCAGCGAGCTGCATCAAATCTGGTGCGTTTATTGCGGTAAGTTCCTGGGTCGTCAGGGCTGGATAGGTCATGCGGGGCAGCACTTTAATCAGTGCGTCAACCTCAGATTGTGCCAGCGCCGCCAGACTGACACCGCGCAGGGTTCCGGCAGTTGGTTTAATCAGAGTGACCTTATGGATTGTCTGACCGGCGCGCTTGATTGGCTCATCAAGAGTCACGACATTCGGGTTATCGGTGTCAATTTCATTGCCAGCCGTATCAACAAATTCAGCGGTTTTACGTGGTGCTTTTGCCATGATGTTTTTCTCTGCTCAGAAAGGGATTAATAACCGGCCAGCAGTGCTGACCGGTCAGGAGATTACAGCCCGATTGCGCGGCGGTGCTGTTCCAGACGGTCGACGCCGTTCACCTTCTCGACCATGTTGACAGTGTCGATTTCGATAACGTCGCTACCATCAATTGTGAGGCGGTAGTAGGTGCAGACGGTCGACAGTTTGGTCGAGGTGTTTTCACCCTGTTTATTCTCGCCGCCGTCGATTTCTTTATGACGGCCACGCAT